ATATCTATTCTTGAAGAGAATTAAAGAAAATAACCTCACCGTCAACTTTATATATATCGGGACTTTCAAGATCTTGATCTTGATTTGTGGATGGGTATATAGTTTTAGTATTTTTATTATACCATAAATAATATTTATCCATTAATAATCTCCTTATTTTATTTCTGTTAATTTATTCCAGTATTCATCAAAATAAAACTATTTTATAAATATTTGGCAAGAAAACCGCTATCCCTTTAGGGTGGCGGATGAATTGCCTACCCTTGTGTGCGAATGTATTGCTCAATGACACTCTTACTTACCTGTCCAACGCTACAAGCAAAATAACCATCGCTCCAAAATGTATTCTCCTTCCAAAGATATTTTTGTAGATATGTGCTATTGTTGGCTTTTCTCCAAATACGATATGTGGAAATCTGTTTTAGCAAACGGACAATCTCTAGTACGCTTTGTGACGGAGCATATTTAACAAGTAAATGAATATGATCTTTGTCAACTTCCATTTCTTCAATTCTAAAATTGTTTTCTTCTGCAATCTCAAACATTATAGACTTTACATCCTTGCTAAGTCTAATGAGCAAACTCCTTCTATATTTACAGACAAATATTAAGTGTATCATCAAGCAATATTTTGAATGATTTCTTGTTGCATAATCAATGATTTTCTGGCACTCAATCTCTTCATTCTGTCAAACTTAGGAATTGGTTTTAAGGGGATTTTCATCCCGTCAATTCCCATTAGAATTGCGTATCCAGTAGACATCCTCCCCTTAATAAAACACTCCTGATCAGCATATTCTACTTTGTCGAATTTTCTAAATCCCATAATTTTACCCGTTTGAATTGATTGTTCGCTCCTAATACCTTTTGTTTGCTGATAATCGCCTTTGGAAATACACTTTTTTCGCAATAAAGGTACTCTCACATCTACTAATAACAACCCGTACTTTTCAAGATTATTAAGATTTGCGATTGCTACAGCATCATGATAGTGTTCTTTCGACAAACCCATAAGCTGCCTGTGTTCCTTGGTGACAAAACCAAACGTTTCGTGTGCTTCTGGATTTTGGAGCAACAATTGCTTGCGAATCGAGTTCATTTGTGTAGCATGTCGCAATTGACCTTTAGCCTTGCCTCCCTTGAGCTTAATGTCTCCGGCGTGAACCTTGTCATGACAGGTTTTACAAAGCGTTATAAGATTTTCGGCTTCATCTGAACCGCCATTACTTCTAAATACAATATGGTGAACTTCAAGTCTGCTATCCCTGCTTTTCCCTTTGCAATGCCGACAAGTGTGAGAATCCCTGTCTAGCACAAAGGCTTTAGTATTTGCAAACCCGTAGTTCGTTCCACGCTGATATAACCACTTATTTTTTAATACATCCGGATTCTTTAATGCGTGTGGGTCAAATGTTGCTGTTTCTAAAATAACATCCGCAATCGGCAATAAGGATTTAACAAATGATATTTCCTTATTGTGACTATGTAGTTTGCTAACCATAGTCGGTGAGAATCTATCCGTTTTAATGTTATTTTTTCTATTGAGCCATCGCGCCTGACGATACCTCGTTTTACGATTACGACGATTTCTGCGGTATTTAGCACGTTGCTTCATCTTATCAGGAATGTCATTCCTAATTTCAATTTCTGACAGGTAAACAACATTGCCTTTTGTGTCTATCGCCGCACTCCCGATATAGCTACTCCCAGTATCTATCCCAAGCGTTATTGGCTGGGTATAAGTAGTTGTATTATAAAGCAACTTAATGGTGAACGGCGTCCTTTTGATGCATTTTGCTTTTCCATCTCTAAGCATTTTTCTTGCCCTTGCAGGTGTAGTCGGCATTAATGGTTTTCCGTCTTGTGAAATTACATACACTAACATAAATCCTCCTATTGGATAATTCGCCTTACGGCGTTATGCGTACTCCGCAACGCTGTTACCACGTTGCTTTTCCGACCTCATCTCGACAATGATATATAGGCTTTTTACATCCACAACACCGAAGTGTACCCTTAGCTTCTACTTAATTGTGGACAACAGAGCAACGGTCTGATGCGTCAACCGAGGGTGTTATAACCTAAATATCGTAGCTATGATTTCTCATAGCTTAGTCTGGTGAACTGGCTCCTATTAGAAGCCCCGACCCTTTAGGGTCGTGGGTAGTTCACCTCGTGTGATTGAGGATCTAATTTCTCTGACGGCTTGTTTTGTCTTATCTGTTGACCCCTCGAGTTCGTTTACAAATGTCCAGAAGGACATAGACCTCTTTTCTCTATACTGAGTCTGGTGAACTTAGGCTTTTGAAGCCACGATGCCTTTAGGCTCGTGGTAGTTCACTGGTTTCTATAAATATTGCTATTGATACTATTCATATCCCAATTCTATCATAATTAATTGAACTAATCTACTATGGTCATCACAATCTCCACCACCACGTTCAAGTGTAAACTACTAATCCTGTTGAACATCAATTGCTCCCCATAGCTAATCCCACATATATCTGCCATTCGGGATTTCATAATACCAGTTTTTATATCCATCAGTAAAACTTTCTAAATCTTTTATATTATATTTTTTAATAAATTCTTGAACTGCTGCTTTTTCTGTTACTTCCCCACGTTTTCTAAAATGAATTTTTAACGATAAAAATATATTCATAAACCATTTAGCTATATTATAAAACATATTAATTATACCTCACTTTTTCATAGACTCCCAATCTACTTCGGGTATTATTCTGAAATCTTCATATATATATTCACGTAAGAATGTATCATTCAAAAATTCTAATGCCTATTCTCTAGAACAAAATATTAAATTGGTTCCATCATTCTATTTATAAATAAGATTTTCGTTTATTGGTCTAGATTTATATTCCTATATTTTTATATTATTAAAATCATCATCATAAAAAATAATATATGATACCTATCGTTCCGCCATAATTATCCCCCCAATATATTAATATGTAGTATTAGCATCGGGTGTAATACTCACATTAGTTATATCATTAAATTTATTTCTATCAAATACTAAAATTACAGCATATTTAATATTAGATAGTCTTGATATAGATTCTATATCTCTATCTCTATAATTATCTATTAATATCAACTATGTAATATACTATACCTAAAGTAAAATTAAACATATTATCTTTTTTATCATACTCATAATTTATCCTCCTTTAAGTTAATCTAATTTTGGAACACCTAGCAGGATTCGAACCTGCAACTAATGGAGTCGAAATCCACCACTCTATCCAATTGAGTCATAGGTGTATTGGTGATGCCCACAGGACTTGAACCTGCAACCTTCGGATTAAAAGTCCGATGCTCTATCCAATTGAGCTACGACACCATATATTTAAAATAATTGTTGTTGACCTGATTTATTTTTACATTCCTCTATTCTTCTTTCCTATATTTTAACATATTCTTTATTTAATTCAATTAATATATAGTTAAAATTATTATTAATACACTATAACTAAGTAGTACCGCTACCCTAAAATGGATCTAATACTATACCATTTGGTGGTGTTATTAATTTAACCAATAATTCCATCAATTTTAACGGTTTTAATGTAGGATGATTATTATATTTTTCTCTTTCTGATATCTATTTACCATTATAATAAAATACATCATAATCTGGATCAATATCTATATTATTATAAAATCTAGACTATCCTCCACTATCGCCATAATTGGAAGGCTATTTGGGTTTACAAGACTTTACAAATCCTTCTACTTTATATTCATTATTGTTATATTTATATCCTCCACTTTTATTTCCATAACTTACATTCCCCGTTTTTACATCAAGATACTTACTCTATTCTTCATCAAAAATTACATTAGCTGGCCAACGACCCAAATTTTGTGCTTTTTTGACTCTATCTTTGGCTTCTTTTGTTTTTTGTTTTATTAGTTCTTCATTATGTCGCCACGGTCTATCCCATCCGCCACTTCCTGAAAATGATCCACTTAATGCCCCACCACCCAGATTATCTGTTGTTGGTATTCTACAATTATCAATATTAATCTAACCTGTTTCCCACTTTAATACGTTATCTACTATTGTTTTTTCAGATAAAGGTTTTTGCTACATACAAATAGGTTCATGCTACGGTTTCAGCTATGTATTCCACCCTTCCCATTTTTTCTATGTTTTGCTTGTCTATTTTGTTAAATACTACGTTTTGCCTCTAATTCCCTATTTATATATATCTGTGTTGGGTATATTAGTTCTACCATTCTAATTTACTCCTACTATTTCTTGTTTAATATTTAATTTTTTATCTATCTATTTTGAAATATTAGAACCTTTGGGCATACCAGAAGAATATATCCAGTCTATCATATCTTTAATAATAAATCCCTAATCTTCTATCTATGACTACATCCTATGATATGTTCTCTAACTTGAAAACTATAACATATAACCACCAGGTTTTAATACTCGTAATACTTCACTCCATAATTCTACATTAGTCTAAATTCCCGTAGAATCCCACTTATGATTCATAAATTTTAATTCATACGGAGGATCAGTAACTATACTGTCTATAGAATTATCTTCAAATGTTTTTAATACATCTAAATTATTACCTGTATATATTTTATTTATGTCCACAAATTACTCCTTAATAATAAATTTATGGTGATATCAATAGGATTTGAACCTATAACCTTCTGTTTGTAGGACAGATGCTCTTCCAGTTGAGCTATGATATCTTATACAGTTAGTTATTCAATTAACTCATATGTTAATTCAAATATATCTGGTTTACATGGATATTGTTCACCAGATATCCCAGTAATAATATAATCTCCAATACTAGCGTGCATAATACCTTCTAACGTTTCAATATCAAATTCCTTATCTGTTTGATACTATTCTATTATAACAGGTTTTTTTCGATATTTCTTTGTCTCTGTGTTAAATTTGCTCATAATTATGAACCTCCGTCTAATATTTTGTCATTAATTTCTTAAATTTATCATGTTTAGCAAGAAGACCCCCATCTCTATAGATGGGGGATGAATTGCCATCTATATCGCACAAATACCTTTTCTAAAAATATAAGGTTTAACTAACTCAACTTTAACTGGTTTAGATAACCCTTCTAGTTTAATATAACTACCCTTGTTTTGTATACCCTTCACAATATACTGTTTTCTATCATAAGTGACAATATCTTTAGGTTGGTAGAAATATCTTTGTGTTCTAATACTTCTTCTACCCTTTGATTGTTTATGTCCTCTATATTTGTGTAAGTTTTCACTATTTAAGTTTTTGTTTCTACACCTTCTACCACTAAATAGTTCTTGTCCTGATAGAATTTTACCTGTTCTTGTGTCTACATACTTAGCATCATAGAACTTCTCAAGAGAACGGTTATTTCTCCTAATCTGTTCAAACAAAATAGGAGTTACCTTTTTTTGGTTAGTTCCACCTGCTATGCAGAAAGCATCATTGTAATGTGTTTTTTCTAATCCTAGCGTTATTCTCTTGGATTTTGTTATATAACCGTAGGTATGTTTACAGTTAAGAGTATTAACCATTTTCCATCTTATAGTAGACATAAAGGTAGCTTCTTTAAGTGGTTTACTTTTAGGTTTCATACCCCATAGTTTACCACCTTCTTGATGGTTTTTAGGAGTATGGCACTTAATACAAAGTGTAATAAGGTTATCTGGTCTATCTGTTCTATCAGGTATCCAATAACCTATATGGTGAACTTCTAAAGGAACATTTTGTTTACCACATAACTGACAAGTATAGTTGTCTCTATATAGGACATACTCTCTAATATTCCAAAATCCTTTTTGTTCACCTTGTTGATATTCTATACCCTCTATGTTAGGGTTTTTAATTTTTTGTGTATCAAAGTTAGCAACTTCTACTACTATGTCAGTTATGGGCAGTATTTCTTTAAGTTTTTGTATAAATCTAATATGAGAGTCTAACTTATGTTGAATAGAAGGTGCTAACCATCCTTCTTTACGTTTTCTGTTGTTAAATCTTGGTTTCCTATATCTAAGTCTATTGCGTCTAATCCTTCTGTACATACATTTCTCTTTAATAAGTTCGCTTATATCATTACGAAGATTAACCTCTCCTGATATAAGTTCCTTTTTATCTGTAATAGCGGAGAAACCTATATAGGTATAACCACTATCTATTCCTAGAGTAATAGGTTGAGTATATTCTTTTGTTTGGTATAAAAGCTTAACAGTAAAAGGTTTTACCTTAACTACTTTAGCTTTACCTTCTTTAAGTAACCTTCTTATCTTGCCATGCCTATTAGTAGGCATTAAAGGTTTACCTTCTTTAGATATTACAAAAACCACATTAACCCTCCTTAAAGAGTAATAACTCACTACAAAGTAGTGGTAAGTCCACATCGCCAATGTTATATGGGGTTTTGTATGGTAGTAGCACTTCTCCTACTCTCAGAGATGTTTAACCATTACCCTCAGAGCATAGGACTTGTGGAGCATCCTATGGTGACTATATATTCCCATATAACGTAGCCCGATAGGGTTAATACCCTCTGGCTGAGGCTAATCAACAAGGCCTGTAGTTATCCTGCAAGCCTCCACTTCAAAACCCGTTAGGGTTTAAGTGGTGGGTTGTTGACCTCCCACATATTACTATATATGCTTATTCGTCTTGGTATCTTAATACCATTTTCAACTTTCCAATAACATCTACCAGTAGTTTTCGTTAACCTATTACTAAAAAACACTGGTACATTTAACTCTTCATTAAACATTTTTTTATACTTTTTATCAGCTAATTGCTGTAATTCGGTTTCTGTCATAAATTACTCCTCGAATAATTTTTGTTGAATTGAATTGTTCTTATATTCCTATATTCTTTTTTCCTATATTTCAACATATTCTTTATTTAATTCTATCAATACATAATTAACGTTGTTACTAATACACTATAACTAAGTAGTACCACTACCCTAAAATGGATCTAATACTATACCATTAGGCGGTGTTATTAATTTAACTAAATATTCCATAAGTTTAATAGGTTTAACTGTTGGATGATTATTGCTTTCCCCTCTCTCTTTTCTCGAAGCCTTCGCACAGTAGAAGAAACGTGCTGCTGATCCTGAATCATCATAACTATTTTCGGGGCCACGTCTTCCGTCAATAAACATCGACTTATTCATATTTTGTCTATTGTCTGATAACTTATTTCGAACGCTTGGCTTTGTCTCAGGAAACAGCTCCAGCACCTCATCGCTGCCGTCATGAATGAAGTTTGCAGGCCAACGACCTTGCTGTTCTGTTCCGCTTGTCTCCACTCTGCAATCATCAATGTTTATCCCACCAGTTCCCCATTTCAAAACGTTCTCAGCTATGTTCTTCTCAGATATAGGTTTTCTAGCAAGGATAATAGGCTCAAAGCCAGGCTTGAGAGCAGTTCCCCAACCTTCCCACATTTGAGCTTCTGGTGTTGCGGGAGCGGTATTTTCAAGATTGTGGCTTATGTCATAACCATCAGCGTTGTAATTGTAAATTGTGCCATTCATTGGGTTTGGCCGTCTCGAAGCATATTGATTCTGCCCAATCACTCTACGCTCAGCACCAAACTTTTTATCAATGGCCTTGCTAACATCAAGAGACTTCGGGAATCCCGAATTGCCAGTAAAAAATATTTTTCCATTTCTTCTTGCCATAAAATTTCCAATATCTGTATTAATACACCAAACTATACCATTATATGATATTTGCCTATTTTTATTATGTTTACGTTGTATTTGAGTAGAATCACTATAATTTATAGAGCAAGACATTTTATTCTTATTTATTTTTCCTTGTTTTCCAGTTAAATGCATTAGTATTTGAAACCATTCTAATGTTTCTATATTATTTTGATAAAATGTAATATATTTTCCATTATCATCTACACTTCCATCCCCCCTACATAATCCTGTTATTAATCTTTCTTTTTCAGATAATTTTAAATCTAATAAACGTAATGTGGGTAGCTTATTTGGAATTATTTCTTTAATTATATCAGCATATTCCCCTGATATATACCATTGATATTCAATATATGGTTTATTTTTATATATTCTATTTTTTTGATATTCACTATATTTAATACCAAGTCTATTTAAACAATACCTAATTCTTTTAACATTATCTTTATTTACAGATGATTGATAAATATTTATAGCATTGCAATCTTTTTGGAAATTCCCTTCACTAATAATCCAACCTATTAATTCGGCCATATCGCCACCAATAGAATAATCCCCATCATATGTAGAAGCTAATGGTAAAGTATAATAATCGGATGTTAATTGCCATGCATCACGATATACCCAATCCTCTTCATTATACCAGTGTCGTTTTCCACTTTTTTGTTTCCTACTGCCTTTTTTATTAATTACTTTATGATTTGGAGTAATTAATTGATCAGTATCCGCATTTTTTAAATTAATAATTTTACCGTTATATTCATATTCAAAAATATGATTAATATTACTTTTTACAATTTTATGTTTTTTAAGATCCATAGAAAATACAATATCATTTGTTGTAATTGTGTTTTTATTTTTCCATCCATTTTCGGTTAATATTTCAGTATCTTCACTCAAACACCCATACACCCACATGACAGTATCTCTTAATTCAAAGCCAGCATCTTCTATCGCAACTGCTATTCTGTGAAACGTTCGAGTATTACCACACCAAGATGTTTTTCCATTTCTTCTAACATACAATGTATGGTATAATGGAACTTCTACACAATAAACAAAATCATCATAATCAACTATTTTAACCACTGGTTTTTTACCTTTTCTTTGATAAACTTCAGGTTCATTTTGTTTAAAATTAATACTTACAGCATATTGTTTGTGTTTTTGTGTTATTTCTCTATTGTTAATTTTCCGTTGTTTTTCTTTACAAACAGTATAATCTGCACTCAATCCAATTTTTAATGCTATTTCTTGCAAATCATCTACTAATTTTTTTGAGCAAGTATAACATCTTCTCCCATCACTACCCCCTCTCATATACCAGTCCAGTAATATTTCTAATTGTCTTGATGACAATTTTTTTATTTCTTCTGGAATATGTTTTAGCCAAGAATAACAATACGGTTGTAAATATTCCGCCAACTGCTTGTTATTTATTCTAAATTTACCGTGTTCTTTATATCTACATATATTAAAATATGGAGAAAGTTCTTTTTCTAACTCATCTAAATTTTCATTATTAAAATGGCAAATTTGTGTATTATAATCGAATCCTGTTTTTATCTTAGTAATTGTTGAACTTCCTTCTGCAATCCATAAACCTAAAAATTTAAGCCAAGTATCCATCGGGATTTTCATTTCAGATATTTCTTTGATTTTATGCCCATTGCTTTGTGTTGTTTTGGGTAAAATAAAATATTCAACATCATCTCCAGTCCATACACCATTTTTTTTCATTTTTATAGCATTTTTAACTTCGTCTGCTCTTGTTAATTTCCATTTACTATTTTTGTATCCACCTAGATACTTAACAAACATTTTATGGTTCGGGGTAACCATTAAATCAATTTTATTCGTCTTGAAATGATATAATTTCTTATAATTATCATACTTAACAATCTCTAATGGTTGTTGATAAATTATTTCTTCGTTTTCTGGATTTAATGTTGCAACAAAATCGTCTTTCGTTACTTCATTAAAATATTTCCAACCTTTTTCTGTTAATATTTCTGTTTCGTTGTCATAACACCCACCAAAAGCAAGCATATGTCCACCAGGCTTCAACACCCTCAGACACTCAGACCAAACCTCAGTATTAAAAGCAATTCCTGATTTATCCCATGATTTACCCATAAACCCCAATTCGTATGGGGGATCTGTTACTATCTAATCAATAGAATTATCTTCAATTGTTTTTAATATGTCTAAATTATTACCTGTATATATTTTATTTATATCCATTAATTCCCCCTTAATTTATTATTGATAATCTATCTGGTGGTATATCTTCCCAACAAATATATTCCCATTCACTTATTTCGGTAATATACAAACCAGTCGTATTGACCTATAATATTAATTTACCGAAGTCGGGTGTGTTGTATATTGATAAGTATATAACACCACCAGAACCAATCCAGTATTTACTATATTTTTTAAGTAATCCAATTTTCAGTATATTATCTTTATTAGATGGATCAGTCGAATGATATAATATCATAGTTACACCTATTAACTATCTCCTATTGTTATATATTTATTACTATATTTTATTTCTATATTCTCACGTTCGGTATACTTTCTTGCCTCAAATATCGCATCTTCTAATTTGTTGAATTTTGGAAATTTAATATTACTAGATTTGTCATTCAAATACCAATGGATACCATTTGGCCATCTAAAAATTGTAATATATATATCAGTTGGAAATCTAAATTCTTCTATATATTTTCTATCAACAATATCTATTTTATCATCACCAATATACCATGAACCGTTTTGTCTTACATATACAGTTCTTCCTAAATTTAATTGACGTAAAATCTATTCTTTTATTAAATCGAACACATTAATATCATACTGATTATCATAAAAGAATACTTGAATATAATTCTTAAATATAATTTCATCTAATTCTATTCTAGCAAAAATATGATAAGAATCAGGAGGTATTTCCCATATCCACTGATTATCCTATTTTACAAAATTAAATGTCATCGTGTGTTTTATTCTCTAGTAATGCATGGGTCGCTATTTTATATATTTTATAAAAACCGTTGTTATCCATTTTTCCATAAAATATCTATTGCAATTGTTCAAAATAAGGAATTTCCGATATTATTTGTTGAAGTGCAAGTATAAGATCTGTGTTATTTTCTTGTAATGCATGAGTAGCTATTTTAAATATTTCATGAAAAGTAATAATTCCTTTAGAATTTAAATTATCCATATCAACAGTTTCCTCTATTATTTGTTGAAGTGCAAGTATAAGATTTTGATTTTTATTAATATCATTATTTATTTCCATGTTATCCTCCTTAGTTTATATCAAATATTGGACACAATCTACAATTCTTAAATTCACATTTAGTTGTAGTTTCTAATAGTTTATTTCGAAACGAAATAATTCTATCGTTATACCATATATCATTAAAACTTTTAACATTTTTATAACTTATACCAGATTCCCAACCTTTTTCGCCTTCAGTAAATGAACAAGGAAAAAATTCACCATCTACATTACAATACAAACTAAAAAGTGTTGATTCACATGATTCTGCAGACATTTCATATTTATCAAAATTAATATCGTTCTTTACTGATTCTAAAAATTTAGGTGCGGAACAAGAATCAAATCCAAATCTAACATTTTTTTCTATTGCATAATCTACTAACTGTTTATACTTAACTGGATCTTTAAGTGGTGTAAATGTATTTCTATTGCCCTTTGGTTTTAGCATTAGAAAAACAATAGCATTTAAGCCATTTAATTCCACTGTATTATAATCATCTATTACTTTAATACAATCATTAAATGTTTCTTCTGATACAAGCTGATGAATATTAACATATTTTACACCGTGATCTACAAGTTTATTTACTGCTTCATAACATATTTTACCATCACCATATCTAGATACAGCAACAGCACCCATATATTGTTGAATCAAATGTGCTTGTGTATCTGTTAACTTAAATCCATTTATTGTAATATTGGGAATAATTCCTTTTGATCTAGCATATATTGCCATATTCCACAGGTCGGGATTACCATCTAAATCCCCAACACCAAAAGCCAATTGTGTAAGAGTATCGGGCATTAAATTTAGTATTTCCTTAAATGTATCAAATGACATATTTCTACCAATTTCAGTATTTGATTTGTAACACCATGGACAAGGCTTACCTAATCCATGACATATAGTAGAAATTTCAATATCTAAAATTTCATTTCCATACTTACACCATTCAGGATCATCATTTTGATCTTTGCCCCATCTGGCAAAAAAACCAGTTTTTCTACTAAATAAATAATGATAATCTTCTTTTGAATAAACTTTTATATCTTCCATTAATTTCTCCTTTATTTATTATATATTAAGATCGTGGATTATTATATACTTTAATATCTGGTTCAATTATTTGTATTCTATCATAAACTAACTCTAAGTCTAATGGATTAATAGAACAATCGTCCATTGTTCCATATAATATTGTTGTAATATTATGTGTTTTACATAATGATTTTATTGTATTTAATATTATTGAAATAACTTTATTATTCAAAGATTCTTTCGTATAATTTTCATATTTATTCAAATCATTTGATATTATAACATTTTTCAAAATATATGGTATTTCATAAAGGAAATCATTTAATGTCGTTTTATTCCAAGTATCTATATTATTTATATCATATGTCTAACTTATTCTACTTAAAAAGTGCCTCTATATTATTTCGCTTTGATCTCCATACCCTATTTTATTTAATTGCTCAATAAGCTATTCATATAAATTAATCTTATCATTATATGCAATAATAAAACTACTTGAACTACTGTTACTAACAAAACCATATCTTATTTTCATATTATTTCTTCTTTCCTCGTTTGGAATTTATAACATTTAAAAGCTCTTGTTGAGTTTTAAATTTATTGCGAATTTCATTCTTTATCTTTTCTTTATCAAAATTAAAATCTGTGGCTTCTAAATATTGACAAATTAGAGCATCAGATATATATTCAAGATTACAAATTGGACACCAAGATGATGGTAAATATAAAAATTCTTCTGCAAATAAATACATATCAACATTTTTAAGTGAGTTTAAGCATACCCAATGCGATCCATCATATGCCCACGTAGTCAGAATAAAATAAAGATTTATAAGTTCCAATCTAGGAATACTATCTATAACATCCCAAGTTATAGTAGTCGGCATTGGTACTATTTTAGAATATTTATCAAAATCAGAAACTAATACTTTTAATACCAATTCTTCATTATCGGTATATATTTTAAAAATTTCCTTTTTTAATTCATCTAAGGGTACAGTTTCCAAATCAAGTTGATATTTATACTAAAGAAAAGTATGCCCTTTGGTACATTCTATTAAATCAAAATCATGGGGTTCTGCATCATAACCACCAAATATTTGATTAGATATACTACAAATAAAACTACTAGAACTACTATTACTAACAAATCCTTCACGTATTTTCATTCCTATTCCTCCTGATCATACTCATATTTCTCATTTATTTCTATAATGTCTTGAATCTATTTATCTAATACTTCTTTAATTTCTAAAAATTTTTCAAAATTATCTTTCATTTCTTCCTATCTTTCTTTTGCTACAATCTACTAATCAATAATTTCACCTAATATATGTCCAACTATTCTACCATCCATATATGAATCCATACAACCATATTTATTCTAAATTTCTGTTAAAAACTCAGATGTTGTTTGCTTTTTATACTCCATAATTTTGCCTCACAATACAATTATATCAGTTAGTAGTTTCAATTGTATAAATATAATTTAACATTTTAAATATATTTATTAGTTCTTCGGATTTATCATTAAAATTTATATACATACAATACCCATCATATTCATCAAATCCGCATTGATATGACTTAACCCATCCTCGTTTTGATCCTATATTTAACATTTCATTAAATTCTTGGGGGGTAATACCAAACTAATCTAATTTATATTCTGGTAATTTTATATTAGATATCGATTTTAATTCCCACAATATATTATTAAATATTAGGTATAATATTTTGTAGTTTATTAATTCATTAGCCATTATATATACCATGATCATATTTCTGTGTATATGGAGTTTTTCCTAAATGTATTCCTATTAGCAACTAAACCAGTTGGGTTTCTTCTTGAATAACTTCCCCATACTTCCCAAACGGATTTTCCTCTATTTTATCCCGTAAAAAAATACATGCTTTACTATTTTTGCCAAATAATGATTCTGATCGTGCTAAATATTCACCCAATGTAGATTTTTCACCAGTTGATAACACTGTTTCAATATTTGCCAAATGATAATCCCTTTCTTCATCTGTTTCAAATTCAAAATCTAAACTCATATTATTCCTCCTTTAATATGTTATTTATAATGGACATAATTCTATCATATTTTGGATTAAAATAAGCATCATCTGTTTGTATACTATATATATACTAAATATCTCTTAATGCTTGTCGTAATGCTTTAACTTCTTCTAATAGGTTTGGAAATTCATTTACGGCAGTTACTATTATATTTGCCGATTTATCATTAACAACAAAACAAGATTTTGTATCTATTATATTATCCAAATCACACATATTCTAATCTTTCATTAGTACAACAGAATCACCAGACTATATAGTATAATGATCTCCTGGATAATTTCCCTAATCTTCTTCGATTTCTTCTACATCCCACGGCAATTCCAATGGTAGAAATAATTTTCTTAATGCTTCTATCTTATTATCCGTCATATTATTACTCCTTTTATTAAATATAAATTCTTGTATCTCGTAAATATGATATAAAATCATCATATTTACAATCTTTTGTTTGAGCTAAGAGCCAATCTTTATGTGCATTTGCAAATTCAAATATCTTTGTATCTTTTTTAAATGATTCTATAACTAATTGTTGCTTTTCATAATCACCTTCATAATACGGGTTATTAAAAACTAAAAGTTTATATAATGTACCTTTAGCATGTTGTAATGTATATTTATTAGGCAATTCTGGATGTATTATATGAGATTCACCCTAATAATTAATATAATTAAATGTGCCCCGTAAATAATTAATTCTAATATTTGATATTCTTGTCACAAATGGTTCTAATTCTTCGGGCGTAATTAAATCTTCTTCTGGGAATGTTCCTCCAACATCTAATTTATAATATACTGTTTCACCGTCTGTTGATAATTCAGTTATTATTTTTTCTATTCTATAAATTTTTGGCTATTCGGTTAGATTACTTAATACATTATTTTTCACATATACAATATCTCTAAGTTTAAGCATAGTTATTTCTCCTTTTTAATGATTAATTTCATCTAATCTACATTTGAACCTATCAGTATCAAGCGATTCTCTTAATACATAATCTAAAACTCTATGATATAATCTACCATATTCATCGCCAAAAGTCAACAGATTTTCTCCTGGTAAAATTGTTTTATTATAATAATTATAATCTTCATCATAATACAAACTATCCATTAATTGTTCCTATGTAATTTTATCGTTATCAGATAAAGCAAAAAATTCATTCCATCGTTTCTATGCTATTTCTCCTATATCATCCAAAAAATCTTTTACGGTTAATACCTTATCTGTTTTATTAGTAATAATAAAACTACTTGAACTACTGTTACTAACAAATCCTTCACGTATTTTCATTTATACTCTACCCCCAGATTTCTTTTTTATATTTATTTTCGTATTCTTTATATAAATTCTTATATTGGATTAAATATTTATTAAAATATTCAAATTTAGATATAATCATATTTTCGGGTACTAACTCATTAATACCATCTAACATATAATATACACCATCTGGTTTAATATGTATTTCTTTTATTGTGGTTCCTTTCTATGATGAATTTTTATGATATACCAGTTCACTTACATAATATTTTGTATTATGATCCTGTACTATATCAAAATCAACTGGTTCTGGTTCATTCTTATTAAGTTTATAAAGCACTTCCATATATTTATCATAATAATATTTATACGCTAAATAATATGCTTCATCTAAAAATGCTAATTCGGAAATAGGAATATCCTACTATTCTATTGTATTACACATCCAACCATATTTTGGTTTATGCTCTATTTTTGTTACAGTATACATTTGCATTTCTCCTACTGCTGCTAGCTTTCTACTTGCCATTATAACAGATAAATATGGCATTAAATTGTTATTCTATTTTATAGCACTTGACATTGGTATTTTCTCACGATACGGATAAAATCCATCATTATCTACTAATCTTGACATTATAGTATTCCCCCAAGTTTTTATTGTTTTCTATTGTATTATAATACATTTTATGCGGATAATTACTAAGATAGTGTTAAATTAATGTAATTATTTTTTTATTATAAAATGAGTTAAGTTAAGAGATATTAAATAGTTGAGGTGGA